GGGGTTAGGGAATCCCACACGTCGCTCATCGGCTTCAACACGTTGAACAATGCGACTGGTGTGCCGATGGTGATACCGTCCAGCGGGATGCGGTACAAGGGCATGTCGTAGGTGGTGCCCCCGTCCAACGGGCTGGTGGTGTTCACGGCGGGGTCGGTGGGCGTGCCCGTGGTGGGCGTGCCCCTGACCACCACCAGTTTCGCGCTCTCAACCGACTGCGAGCCCTTCGCATAGCGGCATACGATCAGGTCGTTGCGTTTCTGACCCTGCGACCCGTTGGTGACGATCAGATCCTCGGGCGTGCCTTGGCTGACGTGACGGCCCTGCATGACCAGCTCGCCCGTGCCGATGGTCACCTTGTTCGCCGAAACGACCGTGATCTTGAGCTTGTCATGCACGTTGAGCACATAATCATCCAAGCCGAGAATGCCGGCGTTCAATCCCGCCGCCTGCTCCGCTGTCGCGTGCGCCTTGCCCGCATGACCGGTGACGAGTTCAGCCATTCCGCTTGCCTCCGTTCTGCATCCAACTGTCGAAGCTGTTATCAAAGTCCTTGAGCTTGTTCACATAGTCCGCGTAATCCTGATCGCAAAACAGGTAGTCGTGGACCGTGCCGGAGGAGTCCAACCGGTTGACGTTGTACCACGTCTTGATATCCGGGTCGTCCAAGTCCTTGTACCATTTGTGTTTCCCGCACCGGTCGCATTGCATGACCGTCGCATTGTCGATACGCGCCATAATCGGCTCCTTACTGTTTACTCGGCCTCATAATCGACGGACATCACGCCGCCCGAGACCTTGACGATTTTCTTGCTGATAGTCGCGTTGACGGTGATGCCCGTGAGATTATCCCTTGCGGTCACGGTGTCGCCCACGTCAAACACGATGCCCGAATCCTCATGCACGGTGACCTTCACCTCACCCTCGGACTGCAAGTCCTGAAGTTTCTTCTTCGTGTTCTTCGCCAACTCGTCCGCCTCGGCCGACGAATAGTCGTACACTTGGGCAATCTCGTCCAAACCCTTGAACGTCTGGGTTTGGGTGACGTTGCCTTTCGAGTCCGCATACCAGTGGCTGACGATGCGGTTCCTCAACTCGCCCTTGCCCAAGCCGATCATGTGGTTCGGCTTGCGCCACGTGCGCGATGCGTCGAAGTCCAACAGGTCGGAGTCGATGTCGTTCCCGTAGTCGCCTGCCGTCTCCAGCCATGTTTCGACATGGCCTGACCGGTAGGCGACTTTGAGTTTCAAACCGTTCGCTTTCGCCATCGCGCAGACGCCCGTGTATGCGTCCACATACCGTTCGAACTGGTAGGACTTGATGGACACGTCGCCGGACGGGGGAACGACCGCTTTGAACAACGGGGTGAGCGAGACACGGGACAACAACGCACCAAGTATGGTGGAGGCGTTGCCTGACACGGTGAGGTAATCCTGCCCCGAATCCGGGGCGAGAATCTTGTTTTCCAACATGCCATGCCACGTGCGCCCCGAATACGTGAGCGTGGAATCACCACGCTCCAACTGGTCGCGCAACGCATCAACTATCCCGCCGCACTCGGACTCCTCCAAATAGACGAACGCGCCCTGCGGGATGAGCTTGTCCACCGTCAACTCGAAATCGTTCTCGTCCTTGCCCCACGCGCAATCCAACGAATAATCCTCGACCATCATCGAATCCACATGGTTCGCATCGGTCACCACAAGCCCTACACCCATTGCGGTTCGCTCGCCTCCTCGATGATCGTCAGATCGATGCCGAAACCATTCCATTGAGCAGCGAGCTCGCCGGACGGTATCGGCTGGAAGATGTAGCTTCCCCCGTTCTCACCGCCCGTGCGCACACCCTTGGAGAACACGTTCGACGTGTCGCCGTTCTCAGTGGTCAGGATGATGCTTTTCTCACCCTCCACACTAGAAATGGTCACATAGCCGCCCGAGGGAATGTCCATGTCCAACTCGTACCGGTTGCCCCCCAACGTCAACTGGGGTTTCGACACCGGCCCGAACCAGACCATCTCAAACGGCATCGGCGCGGGCATCGGATTCACCACGGTCGTGTTCCTCGCGGTCGGCATATAGTCGTGCGGGTAATCGTGCGGGTAATCCAAATCCAAGCCGGGCTGCAACACATCCGACCAGAAATGCTGCACGTCCAACCGTCTCCGCCACACGCCGTCCAACAGCACGATGGTCAAATCAATGCTGGCGTCCGACGCACGATGATGCGACTGGGGGCTGGTTTTCACGATGACCGCATGCTGCGTCCATGCCGCGCCGGACTCGGCCAGCCCGGTTATCACACCGGGCTGGTTCATCTGAATATCCGCGTCCGTAGCACGCATGAACGCATCCAAATCGGACGGGTTTATGACGCTCATGCTGACACTTACCTCACGAGCCTTGCGTGTAGGCATACCCAATCCACGGTAGGTCAGCGAGTAATCCCATTCGCGGGATCGCAGTCCGAGGGCCGCACCCCACGACAGTTTGGATTCCAAGTCGAACACCTGTCCGGTCACGCCTGACGTGTAGGTCAGTTCGCTCATAGGGCTCCTCTCACATCACGGTTGAACGCCCTCTGCGAAGGCCACGGACTGCTGTTCTCCGAGATCACGGACGGCAGTCCGGCCGCAAGAGCCCCTACCTGTCGGTTCAGTTCGTCCACACGGTTGTTCAACTCGCGCACGCCGGCGTTCAAGTTGCCGTTCGCTTCGACGTTGACAACAGGGTTGACCTCGATGTTCCACGAGCCGTTCGCCGTGGATACGCGGCCACCGGTCGCATACGCCTGAGACTTCCTGCGAGCGTTCAACGCGAACGCGGACGGTTGCATGGCTTTCTCCACACTGCCGACCGCGTTCAACGTGTTCAGGAAACTCCTGCCATACAAGGCGTCAATCTTCTTGACGGCTGCGGCACGAAGCACCATCTCACCATTGGACAGCATCGCCGGAATCGAATCAGAAGTGGAAGTACCGGGACCATAGATACGACCACCGGTAGCATGACCGCCACCCCCGGATATCGTGTCGATGAAAGCCGTCCATGTGCGACCAGCGATTGACCGCAGAGTGGATAGCAGGTTCGACGCGACATCCAAAGCGTTGCCCATCGCATTCAACGTCGTGGAATGATAGGTGGGCACCTTGCCGATCATGCTTCGTGCCGTTCCGGCAAACGATGGCGTATTGCCGAGACCCGTAAACATGGACAACCACTGCTGAGGAATATTCCGAACCGCATTATTGGCGATGTTGGAAAACAGCGTCGTATTGCCGGAACCAGTCAATATAGACTGCCACTGCTGAGGAATGCTCTCAACGGCGTTCTTCGCGATACCGGATGGGCCACTGGTGCCATCAAGTCCGAACAGCCACGACCACCATTCATGGGGAACACTGAACACGTTCGCCTTAGCGGACTCGGTGCCCTCGCTGGTGTTATCGACGGCGCTGACGAGAATATTATTCTCAGCGAGCTTTTCACCATCGGACTCCCTATAGGAGGCGAGTTTCACCTGAGCGTCATCATCGTTGGCGTCGATGTTGAAGCTGACGCCCTTGGCGGCGGGAACCTTATTCTTCTCCACGTCCTTTATCTTGCCGGAAGCGTGGTCGATACAGTCGAGAATCCACTGTATCTGCTCGTCGGTCAGGTTCAGATAGCCGAGCTCGTCCCTGACCTTCTGCATGCGCTCCTCAGCGTTGCCCTCACCTGAGAACAGCCACTTGTAGGCTTTCTTGGACATGCCGAGAGCAAGAAGATTCTCCTTGACCTCGCCTGTCTCCCAGCGAGCATTGCCCTTCGCGTTCAACAGCAATGTGAGGTCCCTCTCGGACAAGTCGCCTTTCATCAGCTGCTCAACAAGACTGAGAACACCGTCCAACGTGGTGACCACTCCAGCTTCACGTAGCCGGATAACGATCTCTTTCTCACCATCGGTCAGACCGGATATGCCCTGCACGAGCTTATCCACCGCATCTTGGGCGATTTCCGAATGAGCGGTGATCGTGGTACCCACATCAGAGGGAATCAGACCAAGCGAATCAGCGTACCTTTCAGCAGCTTCCTCACTCATGCCAGCGGCCTGAGCCTGCTGCACGATGGCCTCACGCGCCTCATAAATGGAGTTTGCGGCCTTCTGCGTGTACTCCTCCACCTGACCGTTCTTCTCACCATAGGAGAGAAGCTGATGGGCGGACAGCAACGCGGTAGCGGCCACATCCTTCATCGCCTTGTCGGTGCGCACATAGGCGGCGTTGTTGGCGTCAGCCAGTTCGCCGTTTTCCTTGAACGCCTGACCGTTCGCCTTGACCGTCGTGGCGAGCGAGCTGAGCTTGTCGGACAGCGCGGAGGAGGAATCGGAGATCTGTTCGAGGGAACGCAGATATTTCATCTGCTCCTTGACGGATTTCTCCAAGCCTTCCTTGTGCTGCTTCTTCAACGCCTGCAACAGCGTGTCGGCGGCGATGGCGGCATCGGTCTGCTTCTCGACCATCATGCCGTACTGGTCGCTGGCCTTGTATGTCTCCTTGCTTTGCGCCTCCAACTGTTTGACGAGCTTCTTGTAGCCGGCCTCGTTGCCGCTGACCGCATCGGTCAGCGTACTGGTATTGATGCCCAGACGTTTGGCCGCGTCGGCTGCGGACGTGTAGCCGCCGCTGACCTTGACGAGCCATTCAGTGACCGCGCCGCCACCGTCCTTGCCGAACAGGAGCGACGGGTCATCCCACTGTTTCGTGGTCTCCGACTTGAAATCGTTGAACGCGTCCGCCGCCTCCTTGGCGTTGGACTTGATGCCCTTCATGCCGTCGATGACCTTGTCCATCGCCTGCTTGGATGCTTCCGCCTTCGTCGTGTAGTCGGATATCGCATTGCCGATGACGGCGATGCCCGCGCTGATTCCCAGACCGGCAACCGTCGTCCAGCCGCCGAACGCATTCCACAGGTTCTTCACGCCGGTCTTCAACGAACCGAACCTGCCGGACTGCTGTTCGGCCTGCTCCCCGGCCGAACGGATGGAGGCGATGGCCTGACCGTTCGCACCGACCAAGCCGCCCATGTCCTTGGAAGTCTCCTTGGCAGCGTTCCCCGGAAGGAGCAGCTTCTTCGAGTTAGCTTCCGCCGCCATGCCGAGGGAATTGACCTCGCTGATGGCACCGGACAGAATACCCGCATAATTGCCGGAACGCAACTGGTTCATCGCCTTAATCAGGGTGCCCATTTTCACGGACGCCTGTTCGGCGCTCAAACCCAGTTCGCTGAGCATCTTCTGGTATCGCATCGTGGACTGGATGTTCTGCAACATGCCGGTCTTCAACGACTCGAACGCCGTCTTGCCCGCACGACCGAACGTGGCCCACAATGTGATGATGCTTTTCACCGGCCCCGGCAACGAGTCGAACGCTTGGGCCACGCCGGTGGCACCCTTGGCGATGGTGCTGATAAGCGGGCTCACGGTACGCAAAGCGGACGCGAACGTGCCGCCGAACGTGCGCGACAACTGGCCCACCATGCTCGCCAAATCGGAGAACATGGGGCCCGCGTCACCCACCGCGTCAAACACCTGGCTGAACCCGTCGCGGACACCGGAACTGAAATCGCGGATTCCACCACCGGACTGCTGCAACACGCGACTCAACCCAGTGATGCCCTCGCCTACGATCTGGCCCGCGTCACCGAACACCGCGCGAGTGGTGTCCTTCAACGAGTACGCGGCGTCGCCAATATCCTTGAAAGCGTTGCGCATCTTGTCCTGCGCGTCCTGCGCACCAGCGCTCCAAGCCTCCAAAGTCTCTTGGAACTTGATGGTGTGAACGGCCTTGTTGGCTTTCTCCAAAGCCTCGGAAAAACCTTGGATACCGTTCTCGGTCTTCGCCAGAGTACCCAACGTGCCCTCAAACACGCCTATCAGGTCGAACACGGACGATTTCAGATAGCCGCCCTGTTCGATGGCCTTTTCCATCGCCTTAGAGACTTGACCGGTACGTTCGGCGGTATCCACCCAGTTCGCCCACTTCTCGGCCACGTCGGAAATGTAGGAGGCCATGCGGGGCAGATACTGGCTGGACTGGTCGCCCAAGCCGAGGAACGCGCGGGCCAGTGACTGCAAGCCCGGGTTCAGTTCGGACACCGCGAGACGAGTGTTCTCGAAGATACGCGGTAGTTGGTCGGCCTCGTTCGACTGGCGCACCACGTCGATAAGCCCGTTGAGCACCTTGCCTTCCTCGACGGCGATACCGTTCAAACCCTTGGACAGTGAGGGGGCCACGTCGTTGGCGAGACGGTACAGGTTATCCCCGTACTCGTTCCAAGCGTTGTCGCCCAACTCCTTGTTCAGGTTCGCCAGCGAGGTCTTGGTAACATCGAACTTTTCCTTCAAATCACCGAACACCCGGTAGCCCACGTAGCCTGCGGACGCCAGACCAGCCAACGCGGCGGGAGCGGCCAACGCGGCCTTGCTCATGGACACGAGGCTGACGCCGACACCGCCCGCAGTGCGTCCCAGGTTCAGGAGTCCGGCACCCAACGCGGTGACGCCGGCACCGAGAATCGACCACTTGGGAACCACCTTGTCGAGCTTGTCGAACAGGTTCACAAGACTGTCGAACTGGTTCTGCACGCCCTTCAAACCGGTCGCACCACTGGTCATGCCGGAGAAAATCTTGCCAAGGTCTGTGCCCTTGAAATTAGCGAAGATGTCGATGGTGCGGGGGCGGGTGAAGTAGGCGAGATGGGCTCGGGCCAACGCGGTCTCCAAGTCCAAATCCATCTTCAGCTCGTCGTTCTTGTCCTCGAATTTCTTCAGCTTCTCCTCGGCGCGATGCATTTGCAGGTCGAGGTCGGCTTCAAGCTCCCAACGACGTTCGGGATTGGCTTTGATCTTGGCGGCGGTCTCACGCATCGACGCGATGATTCGTTCCTGATCGACCTGCCAGTCCACGGGAATGTCGAGGCGCGTATGACGCAGCTTCTCCAACCGGGCTTCGAGCTTGTCGGCGTTGTCCTCCCACACCTTGACGCGGACGTTGACCTCATGCTCCCGGTCGAGTTTGGCGCGCAGCTTCTCCGCGTCATACATCAGTTCCGCGTATTTTTTGTCCCATTGGGTCTTATCCAATGTGGCTTTGGCGGTGATCGGCTTGCGGGATGCGAAGTCGCGCAGCTTCTTCAGCTGGTCGAAGGTATTGTTGAGCTCCTTGCCGAGGTTCTTGTCGATGCCCATGGGCTTGAACTTCTGGAACGCGGCGGAAAGCGCGTTGATCTGGGTCTCCTGCTCGTCGAACAGGCTGGTCAGTTCGCGGGCGGTCTTGCGCTGCTTGTCCATCGTGCGGCGCGAATCGTTCTGTACCGCGTTGAGGCGTTTGACGCTGGTTCCCGTGTCTTCGAACACCTCGGCCAACGCCTTCTGGCCGGCCGTGAGCTTCGACAGCTGCTGGAGCTGCCTGCGGTTCAGCTTCTCGGACTTCTCCTCAAGGTCGAGAATCTTGTTCAGACCGGAGAACAGCCGGTCGTTCTCACGGTTGAAGTCTTTGAGCCGCGCCTTGCGCATGAGCTCGGCGTCCGAATACTTGGAGATGGCGTCGGTCGCCTTCTCCCACTTCTTGGTGTTGGAGTCGATAAGACGCTGCTGGGCCGCTACCTTGTTGTCGAAATCGGCGGAGAAGAGCTTGTCCTGCGCCTTCTTGTTCTCCGCTATCTCCTTGCCTACCGCCTTCAGGTCGGCTTTCAGGCCCTTGAGCTGTTCGCGCAGCTCGGGGATGCGACTGTTCTTGTACCAGTTCGCGGTGTCGATGTTCCCGGCCTCGCGCAGCTCCTTCATCTTCTTGATGGACCAGTCAAGGGTCTTACTGACATCGGCTTGGCTGCGGGTCAACTGCTCCTGACGTTTGCGCCCGTTCTCGATGGCCTCCGCGTACATGTCGTAGGCGGCGTGCTCGTCCTTGATGAGCATGGTCTGCCTGCGGGATGCGGCCGTGGCCTCCTTGTCGTAGAGGGCGCGTGCCGAACGCATGCGGGAGAGACTGTCCTGAAGACTGTCGGCCACGGATTTCTGCGACTTCTTGACGAACGCCTCCGTCTGGCCGGCGGTCCGCTTGATCTGGTTGGAAAGCCGGTGAATCTTCTCATTGAACGACGTATCGTCCAAGTCGAACCTGCTGGTGACCGGCTTCTTCTCCCACTGCTTCCGCTGGGCCTGCATGGCCTTGTCGATGGCACGCAAGCCGGACGGGTCGCCGTCGATCTTCACCACGTTGGTGAGGGTCTTGCCGTCAAGGTCGCGCATCTGCTCCTTGGCGCGTGCGACGCCCTTCGTGTTCACATCAACGGTGACCTCGGGGTGGCGAGAATGCAGTTCCGCGTTGAGAATCTTCCAGAAATTATCGGTGTCCGGGCGAATATCGACGCCGACCGCGCCAACGGAATACAAGGCCATGAGAAAACCTCCGGGAGGATAAACGAAAACCCCTCGTGGAATGCGAGGGGTTTTCTGCTAGAAACTGTTGCCGCCGAACACGGCACCCAACATGCCCGTGATCTGGGCGAACGACTTGCCCGCCGTGGAGAACGATTTCGGCCCGACCGAATCGGGCTTGACCACGGTGCCGGGCGGATAGACGGGCTGCGGCTTCGACTTCTTGTCGCCCATCATGCGGGCGATCATCACGCGAATCATCTCAAGCTGGTTCGTCATGCTGAGCATCAGCATCTGCGACTGCCCGTAGGTGAGGTAGGAAAGACGCGGCATGCTTTTCGCGTCTTCCCGGGGGAGCGGATGGTGTTCGGCCATCCACGCGCGGTACAGGCTCCCGTCAACGCCCTCCAAACCGTCCAGCAGGTCGCACAGCCATGACGGCTCCATGCGGCCCATACTGGCGTGGAGGTTGATGTTGTAGAAGCGTTGGAAGTCGGCCGAGACCGCTACTCTGCATTCTCCAAGCGCGTCTTGGAGGCGCTTGATTTTCCCAGTGCCACCGAATAGAACGTGGTCAGGGACACCAGCAGCACGTACAGGTTCTCCAAGGTGCGGCCACGGGTGAACTCGTCCCACTGCTTCTCGTCGGCCGCGATTTCGCGGTAGAACATGTCCGCGTACTGCACGATCTCGGCCATGAGGATGACGGCTTCGGACTCGTCGTACTTCGGCTTCTTCTTCGGCTTGTCGGCCTCATCGTCGCCGAATAAGCCCATGTCGCCCAGTTTCCCGTTGCGTTCGGAGATGCGCTGCCATGTCACCGAGAACTCGGCGGACTGGGCCACGTTCAGCTCCTGCGGCTTCGCCATGTCGGGCAGTCCCGCGAACAGCGGCTGCTCCTTGAGCTCGTCCCATGTCTCCGGCATCTTCGCGTTGTCGGTCGTGTTCTTAGTGTTCTCTGCCATCATCGGCTCCTATCCGTGGAAAAGAATGATTCTGAAAAGCCCTATCCGTGGAAAGATGGGGTTCCTTGCCGCGCGGATAGGAGACGCGGCAAGGAAGAGACGGGTCAGACCGTGAAGTCGGACGGCGCGAAGTAGGCGACGGACGTGAACTTGCCGTTCTTGTCATGCGGAAGCACGCTGGATGTCTTGATGTTCGCCTGAGCGGAGAACTCCACGAACGAATCCGTGGAAAGAGCAGGCAGACTGGAGAACGCGATGTCCGAGTTCGGCAGCAGCAGGCCGGCACGGCCGGTCGTGTTCGTGTCGGACCACAGGATGAACAGGGACTTGTTGATGGGGGTCTTCTCCAAGGAGAAGGCCACGCCGGCACCGGTCATATCGACCGCGTTGTAGAAGGTCTTGAACGTGCCCTTGTCGCCCTGCACCGAATTGAACGTCACAGTGCCGGTGGTCTGGGCGTACTGGGTGCGGAACGCCGCCTTGAGCCAAGTGCTCAACGTGGTGGCGTCGCCGCCGTCCAACGCGAACTCGGGCAGGTTGTCGTTCGACATGTGGCCGAGGTTCGTCCACATGCCGTCGCCCACGCCCACGGTCGCCGCCTCGACGGTGAACTGCTTGAGCAGCGCGGCGTTAATGATGGTCTCGGCCTTCGCCATGAAGATCGTTCCTCGGACGGCGGTCAACACGCCGTCGTCGTGGATGCCGATTTCGTCAGCCATATCGTTTTCCTTTCAAATATGGAAAACCCCGCAGCCGTGTAGGCGTGCGGGGCCTGATTGTGTGATTGATGGTTTTTCAGATAAGGTCAGCCGCGTGGGGACGCGGCCTGTATGCGTTTCGTGGAAGTCCACGCGACGATGCTTTTGGAACTGGTCATGTCGCCGGAAGACCGGGACTCGAAACCGGGATTGTCCACTATCCGCCCGATTTTCCCGTACATGGTTCCCGGCTGGTACGGCCATGCGGATATGCAACGGTGCAGCCATCCGCAGATGCGGGCCACCCGTTCCGGGTCACGGCCCAACACCGTCAAAGACAGCGTGTACTGCCATATCCAAGCCTTCAGATTCCAGTCGGGCTGCTCAGGAGCACCGCAATGGTAGAGAATCACGTCATGGGACAACAGGAGCGAATCCGTGGCGGGCGTGACCTCCGGTTGGATGACCGGCCTGAAATCACGGTCCTTCCATTCGACGGCGTCCAGGTAGGCGCGTGTCATGGCGACCGCATCCAACTGTTCCCTTACGGAAAGGTCGAATATCGTGGGGTCAGACATATTTCGCCTCCGACATGATGAACAATCCCGGCATCCAAGCCAGCGGGCTTTTGATGCCGTACTTGTGTTCCAGCCACCGGTTGAAGTAGCCGAACTCAAGATGCGAGGCGATTTCCGAACCGTCACGGCCTGTCACGCTCATGATGACGGCGGTGTGCGTGCCGTGAGCGTGAGTGCTGATGTCGATGCGGTTGGCGACGGACGAATGCTTCGCCTTCATGTCGGCCAGCGCCTTGGCTTTCGCTTCGACCTTCTCCGCCACGGGACGGGTCGCTTCGGCTCCGAACAGTATCGCCATGTCACGGTTCAGCACATTCGCGGGCTTCAAGTTCACGTACCCCATGTGCGGCTCCCCTCGGGCGGGACAGGCGGTTTCAACCCGTTGTCCTCGGTCGCATGGCCGATGCACCTCGCGGTGATGTTCCAATGGTGGGCGGCATCCGAGGCGTGACGCATCTCCATAGGCGGGCCGTCAACCTCGTAACAGGCGTTATCGAGCCAGAACTGCGTGTTGATGTCCCCATGCCATTCCGGCGCGAGAACGATCGCCAACGCATCCTCACGCAGGCCACCGGTCGTTTGCGGCGTGGTGTCCTGCGCCCAGTTCTTGGAAAACGTGCTGTTCTTATTGATTCGAGGCTCGAACGAGCAGTAACAGTAGGAGGCGTCCCCATCCGGCACCGTTCCGGAACCGTAGACGGTTTCGACCGGTTTCATCGGCTGCACCACGATCATGTCGCGGTGCAGCAGGTCATCCGTGATACGAGGCTCCAACTCGGTATCGTCGTACAGGTGCCCGCCGCCGAGTTCATCCAAATCAACACCGTCGTAAAGGTGTCCCAAGTCCAATGTTTCATCGGCCATAGGGCCTCACAATCCGTAGATTCGGCTCAACCCGACACCAATGGTGCCTACGGGGCCGTGTCCCTCCGCGTAACCGTCAAGCAACTGCTTTTCGCGTTTGCTCACATACAGGTTGGGACTGGCATCATAGGCGGGCGGATTAGGCTGGGGGTCATGCTCCTCATACGAATAGTTGCCGTTCGACTCGGATTTGAACCGGTGCCATCGCATGACGCGAATCACCATCGAGCAGACCACGTAGGCGAACGTGTCCTCGCTCAGGTCGCCCGAATTGAGACGGGGTTCCGCGTCGCCGGATTCGGTCAACGCCATTTCGGCGGCGATACGGCAACGTGACTTCACCCATTCGTTCGGATAGGCGTCGGCTAGCCCGGGCTGGTCAAGCAGACTGACCTGCATGTGTTTCATCCAGTCGATGCCGTCAACGCTTGCCATGACGGCTCCTACAGGACGTTGGCCTTGAACGTGCTGACGGCATCCTGCAATACGGGCAGCGCGGAGCCGTTGACCCAGATATCGTAGTTGGCCGGAGCCTGATGGGAGAGCATGGCGGCGACAAGACCGTCGTTGACGCTCTTGCTGATCTCATACTCGGAGTTTTGGGCTTCGGCGGTCGGGCCGGAAGCGGTGAAGCCAAGGGTCGGGTCGTTGAACGAGGGAAGCATGACGAACGTGGCATCGGGGATGAGCGTGGTGGTGTCCACGTCCATCTTGAAGCCGCCGTCCAGTTCAAGGTTCTCGTATTCGAGGTCGAGCATACGCACGTCGTTCAGCTGAAGCTGGCTGGCGAGAACGCCCAGCACCTGGTCGCGGGTCAGTCGTGGCTTGGAATGAGCCAAGTCCATGCCGGACACTTCCTGACGGAACTGTTCGTTGACGCGCAATGCGTCGATGACCTTCGACGTGGTGAACGCGGCGTGCGGTGTACGGCCCTTGTTCTTGCGCATGACCTCAATCCAACCCTGAACGTCGGCAATCGGGTCGGAAGTAGCCTGGGACCAGAGAGTGGTCGGAGTCTGATTATGCTGCTTGGCCGGACGGCCGAACGAGTAGACAACGTTCGCGCCGTTCTCGTTGATGGTGATCTTGCCATCCATCATCGCGGAGATGGACTCAAGTTCAAGGGTCACGGCGGCGGTCTGGCCCAGATGCGTGGTCTTGGCTTCGGCCTTGTCGTGGATGAACTGCTTGTCGTTCGCGTGCTTGGCCATATCACGTTCGGTGATGTGGTCCATGCCGGACAGGGGCAGAAGGCCCGTATGCTTTTCGGCGGACTGTTCGACCATCGAAGTGTGGCCGATCTCGGCGTCCAGCGCACGACGCTGCATGGCGTTCGTGGAGAGCGTCGGCAGATTCGGCGTCCAAGAGACGGTCCATTCGCCGTCATTGGACTGGATGGGGAACATGGTGGAGAACGGGAGAATGCCGTTCACGTAATCGAAGCCCGCCTGCGCAACCTCGGTGGCTTCGCTCGGCGGGAAGATTTCCTTGTCCAATGCCATTGGATATTTCCTTTCAGATATGAGAAAACCCGCCACGAGGGGCGGGTTTCAAAGAATCGGTTTAGACGGGGTGTCAGGCGATGGTGATGGTGTTCGACTTGTTGTCGGTGCCGACCCAAGTGCCACCGGTGATGGCACCAGAGGTGTTCTTGGTCAAGGTGATGGACTTCACGCCCACACCAGCGGAACCGGCAGCGCCAGCCGAACCGGACAATGCGGTGACAGCATCATCCTCGACATCGTAGAAGCAGCCGCCCCACTTGGCCTCGTCGGCGGGAACGACCGGCAGCTTGCTCTTGATAATGTCGCCACGGTAGCGAAGGCCCACATAGGTGTCATCGACCTGCCAGCCGGAATAGGTGACGTTCACGGCGACGGCGGACTCCAACAGGCCGGCGATGGCGGTCTGACGGCCATCGGTAGCGTTCGGGTCGTATGGGCCGTAAGCGCCCTTGTTGGTGCCGCTCGTGATCTTGGCGAGCGGAATACCGGAACGGATGTAGATGGTCGTGGCTGTCGGGCTGACCCCGGTCAGGTACTTGTTGCGCAGAGTCTCGTCATCGACGTTGAACAGTTCGGGGACGATGGTCACGGAGACCACGCCGCCCGTCTGCTCGCCGAAACGCCACTCATTGTTTTCCTCAACGGTGGTCAGGCCGGTGCCATGCACCATTTCAATAGGAAGCGCCATGAGTATGGCTCCTTTCATTTGGTTTGCTTGTTATGGTTGCGGCGGCGGGCGTTCTGACGGTCCATCGCACGCTTGTAGGCGTCGCCGCGCTTTGGTTTCGGATTGAACTCGCCTTCGGGGTTCTCGGCCTTTCGGCCTACGTTGCGAAGAGCCTCGGCTTCCGGCACCTGAACGCGGCCGTTCGGCTGAACACCCAACGGCGAACCGGGTTGGATGGGGTTGAGCTCCGCATAGGACTTGGCGAAGTCCGCGATATCCTCCGGCGTGCCATCACCCTTGTACAGGGCTTCAAACACCTTGTCAGTGACCTGCGGATACGTGCTCTTCGCAATCAGACGCGCGTTGTCGGCACGCACCTGGGCAAGCTCGGCCTGAACCTGCTGCACCTGCTTGAGGTTCGCTTCGGCCTGCTTCTCGTTCTTACGGCTCATCGCCTTCCACTTGGCGAGCTCGTTGTCACCGGGGTTTTCCTCCGGCTTGACGTTTTCATTGTTTTCCTGAATGTCGGCGGTCGTTTCTGCCGCGCCCGTTTCAGGCTGAGACTGCTGAACCGTTTCGGTTTCGGCAGTGTTCTGTTCTTCCTTGGTAGGCATCCGCCCGCCCCTTTCATTCACGCGGCCAAACCGAGGGTCGACCGCAGGTATTGGAGCCACGCCCTCTGATAGGACATGGCTTGTCTTAAATGCACCGAAGGCCGGAAGCTGTACTTTCGACCCTCGAATGGAAAATCGTCTTCCTCGCCCGTATCCAGCACTTTCTGATAATGCTGTTGGAACTCCATAGCCCTCGCGTACATGCGCTGCAACGCGGTGCGCGTCATCTTCAGGTCGGGGATATGCCATTCCGGCGCGGGAGTGCCGTCATCGTATTCACGCCGCCACTGGGACTGCGTGAGAATCGGCCCGATCTCGCTATGCGATTCCATGATGACGCGCACGCTTTTCAGGTCGGCGGCTGACGTGCTGCCAGCCTTCCTGTAGATGGCGTCCAAATCCTCCCGGTTGAGTTTCAGACCGGGGTCATTGTTCGCGGTGATCGGGGCGACGGTGCATTTGCAGTTGTTGTGCATGGGCAGAAGGTCGGCCGTGGAAAACACGTTCGTGGCCGCGACGGCGCACAGGCCGCACGTGCCGGTCTTGGAAAGCTCGGGGTGTATGACCCTACGGTATTTTCTGACGCCGGAACCGTGGAATCGTTGCGTGGCCGCACTGTTCATGGCTATCTGACCATCGGTGTTCGCATTGTCCGTCAACCGTTTCACGGCGGCGTCAAGCCAATCATCGACGGCCTTCTGCACGTAATCGTCCAGATTGTCCCATGCCAGCGGGCGTATCGACGGGTCCCTTACGGCCATGCTCCGATAGGCGTCGGCAGGACGCACGCTCACCGCCCACGGGTCGGTGTTGTCCCTTGTGACGATGTATTCGGGAATCTGACCATCCGAAGGCACGTTCACCATGCCGAGCATCACGTCCGCATAGGAGACGCCCAGATGACGCATGGCTTTGATGAACGCGATCTGGTTCTGTGTTATCCACGCGGACACGCCCTGTGTTATCGCGTCGTTCCACCAGTCGGCGGGGTCGAGCGACTTCCACATGTTCCACGCACGCTGTACGTAGGCGTCGACCAGCGCCTGACGCTGCCGTTCCATGACGGTCAGCGCCTGTGTCATGTCGGCCATCACGTCACCTCATTGGTGGAGTCCAACGTCTCGTCGCCCAGAACGTCGTTCAGGTCAGGGATGGTCGATGTCGAATCCAACGTGTCCTGCAAGATGGGAGCCGACTGCTGTGAGGTCTTGCCTTCGACCAGAGTGTTCTCCTGACTCAGAGCGGTGGCGAAAGCCGTGTCCTGCAAGTCCTGCATGGCTTCGGCTATATCCATCTCGCTCATGTTCAGGAACCGGCGCATGATGGTTTTGACCGGTAGCAGTCCCTTCACATAGTTGGCGGCTTGCGCCTGCTCCAAATCGGTGGGAGTCTCGACCGGCTGCCACATCGTCTCGAAACGTTCATCGGCGGCGGACTGCTGGCCGCTTGCGACCAACGCCATGCGAAGCAACAGCACGAACGCATCATTGGCACGCTCGTTCATGTCCTGCACTTTGAGCCTCAACATGCGGGTGGTGAGCTTCGCCCCCGCCGCGCTGCCGGAAACGTCAGGGCTGAGAATCGACAACGGGGTGCCGGACGCGCCGGCCAACTGTTTGATGTCCGTGTTCGCGGCGGAGACAATCGGCGTGATGTCCGTCACGGAGCTTTCGCCCATCTTCGCGTCCTTCGGCATCAGCCACAAGGCGGCGGGGCCAAGCTCGAACAAGGACGAGTAGTCGATCTTTTCGCCGGCACGCGCACGGTTGGCCTTCACGGCCGGGTCCTGCTTCGTGTAATACTCGGGAAGGTCGCCGGACACCCAACGCTGTTTGAACGCCTGCATCTCCTGAATGCAGAAACGTTGGAAACGCTGCTGGTCGATGGCGCTCAACGTCGGAAGATGAGGCTCGAACTGGCCTCGACCGGTCGCGGTCTTCAACTGGACGATGGGCAGGCAACCGCAGTCACGGGCGAAATCAAGACCATCGGAACTGGCCGCGCCCACCCATTCGAACAAGGCGGGCAACGACGGTTTCTTCTTGGAATCATCGTTCGCCAGCTCATACACGGCATCCTCATAGTCGGGACTGTCGGTCGGCAGCGTCCGCGACTCCACCTCACGTCTGGCGACACGACCATACACGTCGGTCACATTGCCCTTATCGTCACGGACCAGACGGTACAAGGCGATGTTCTCGGTGCCTTCATCCGCGTCATACGAGTAGACGATGGCCGCGCTCTTATCGTCGGAAACGACGGTATCCCAAGGGCTGAGCCTCGAAATGTAGGCCGGGTTAGGCGTCGACCACGCCTGCGCATAGGCGGCACCGTAAATCGATGCGTCACGCAGCATGTTCAACGATTTCAGGTTCATGCCCGACTTCTGCCACATGTCGTCTGCGGCGGTGGAACGTATCGCCTTGTCCGACACCAGACGGAAGCCGGTGGGCTTCTCCGAGGTGATGACCGCGTTCGCTATCGTGCTCGCCAAGTTCATCGGGCAGATGTCCACGAACCTGCGGTAGATGTCCGAACTGGTCACATCCATGTTGCGGGGGACCGCCTTCGTGGGTACGGTCTCCTTGCCGTCGTAGAACGTTTTCAACCGGCACAGCATGGGGATACGGTTCACCAGCCGGTTCGCCAACCGGGTAAGCACCACGCCGTCGCCTCCCGGTTCGACATCATCGGGAACCAACGACTCCAACTGCACGGCCATATCTCACCGTCCTTCTAATAAGTCACTCGGGTAACGTGGGTGCGCACCCTCGGCGCACGGGAACTGGCCTGTTCCAGATAACGGGTACGCGCCGTATATGCGAGGACGCCTGCGATGCAGGCGTCTATCTTCAACGGACTGTTCGGCGTCTCCTTGTACACGAGGTACTGAGTGGAGCCATCGGCGTTCGTCCTGCGCAGGTTCTTCCTTCGCGCGTTTCTGAAATGCGCGAGAAGCCTCGGGTCGGCCAACAGTGCGACATCACCGATGACGGGATTGTCCTCGTCATCGCACGCCGTCCATTCACGGCAGAACGCGGTATGCATGTCCACATACGCCTGCTTCATGTCCGACTCCCAATTGTTCGTGTGGAACATGATCGGGTCGCCGTTGTTGCGCTGGCCCACAAGGTCGAGATACGAGTAGTCGGTTTCCCAGCCGATAATGAGGTCACGCCAGCCGTGGACATCCGCGAAGAAGCCGACAACGTTGTAGTTGTCCAGCATCCAGCGAACCTTGCGGTCGAACGCCTCCACATCGACCTGCCAGTCAGCGGCCTCGGGGCCTTCGGGCTTCTGTTCCAGTTTGATAAGGAACAACAGGCCGTCCCTGACACGGCAGCCGACCAAGGCGGTCGCATCATCGGAAAGCGAACCGTCGAAGCCAAGCGTTATCTCGTCCTCGTCCGAAATAATGTCCTTCCAAGGCGCTGCCTCGTCCAAGTCGGTGCCCTCGGGAACGCCCGCATACAATGCGATGCCCGCGAGATGGCTTTTCAACAGGGATTCGGACAGCCAAGCGTCGGAAACGCTCGTGAGACTGTTCAGGTAGTAGCGAATCGAATCGCCCACATCGGAAGCCGGGTCGAGGATATCCGCGATAGGGCCGCGAATATCAACCCAGCCGTCCTTCGACGGGCCCGGCTCCACGCCGGGGGAGCGAAGCGAATACCCGTCATCGCTCACACCCTCGTCGTTGACCGGCACGATGCTGCCGTCAGCGAGAATGATATGGTCCTTGCCGTCCCTTGACTTCGCGGCGGAACCATACGCCTCATACAGGCCATGCTTCAGTTTGCCCGCATCACCCAGGTCCTCGATGTTCAAAGGCGAATACCTGTGGTCGAACAGCAGCTTCGGGTCCTTGATGCGACCCTCTCGAATATCCTGAGCGTGCTTGTAGGTCTCCTCGGCGATACTGTTCTCGCCGGGACGGTACATGGTCGTGGTTTCCAACACCCACGGTTCGGCGTCGCCCATACGCTTCGAAAGATTACGTTTCAGCGTATGATACGTGGCCTTCAACCGGGGAACGTTGTACAAGTGGGATTCGTCGGCGATGATGAACGTCTGCTTGCCGCCGTCATGCGTGGAAGAACCGGTGGCACCGGGCTTGATCGAACCACCCTCCGGCAGCAGGATACGGGTTTCACCGACATCAAGCCCATAACCGCGCAACTGGCTCAAAGGCCCGTTCTCGCAGTTGTACTTCATCACCTGATAAACGTTATCCGTCTGTTCTTCGGCGGTGGCGATGCACACCACGTTCGGGCCCTGCACGGGACGGCCCATAGGCTCGCCCGGCAGATACTCGTAAGTCTGGCCGAGGAACGTGTAGGTTTCCCCGCCCTTCGCCCAACCGGCGAAACGGCATGGGCCCAAAGCCTCGAACAAACCCAGACGGCCACCCTTGCCGGACTTGTCACAACCCTTGGGGCGACTCAGGAACACATGGTTGAAACGACGCTGCCCATACTTGTCGAGCGCGTAACAGTCCACGTAGAACCGCGCATACTCAGGACTCTCATACACGGGCATGTCATACGCGGGCTCCGAACCCACGACGCAGAACGACTGTATCCACCACAAGGCAAGCCAGCCAAGCGAACGCTCCCTATCCTCGGCGGTCAGATTAGGGATAACGTCATGCATCAGCCCACCGCCCGACGCTGCCTACGTGCTTCCTCCATGCTGATGACGTTCGAGGAACCCGAATACGAGGACGCCTTCAAATCATTCGCCTGAGGCGCGTCGAACTTCAAATCGTTACGCGCCTTCGGAGTGACGCCGATCATGGCCTCACGCTGGCGAATCTCAGCCGCCAGAATCGCACGCCCCTTACGGGAACGTTTGAAATCATCCTTGAGCAGCGCCGTATCCAACACGAAATCCCAGTCAGGGCCGACGCCCATACGCTGAGCCAACGGGCTACGACGCAAATCCTCATACCAGCGGCGAGTGACCGGCAACCATTCATCGCCCGTATCCGGGCGAACATCAGGCAGTTCCGGCCCAACCGGCTCCTCGGGACTGCTCAGCAAAGGCATCGCGGCTATCTTGGACGCCCTACGCCCGTTTCCTGCCATGATTCACGCTCCGTTTCCGCCCATTCCGGGCTGTCCGACGCACGGGCTTTTCGCCCCTGCACCGGTCGTGAACGAGAATGCGGTTCTCCAAAGTCGCTGAATGCGACTTCTCCAAAGGAACCTTCCACTCAAAAGCCGCGCCGTCAGGCCCGGCACTATCTACATCGACCAGTCCGCCGCACTTCTGGCAACGGCCGGCACACTTCTCAATCACCTGCGAACGGGTGAAAGACTCGACAACCATCCGAGGCCGTTCAGCCGGTTCCACCGTCCGCTCATGCAACACGGTTTCAGGACGCGACGGCAGCTCGGGATGCAGTTGACGTTTACGGAAATACCTCAAACGGCACTTGTCCGAACAGAACAAGCGAGAGGAACGCTCAGGGTCGAACCATTTGAAGCACACCGGACACATGCGGGTGCGCAGTCTCCTCAACGGAGTGCCGGAATAGTAGTTCCGGTTGTAATGCTCCCTGCACAACCCTTTGGCGCACACCGGGTTAAGACACCCGAACACAGCGCAACGCTCTATCGAAAAGCCGGCCTCGAATACCATTCGGCCTCCTCGCGGCTCCTACGCTTTTCCACCCGAGCCTCACCACTCTCACGAGCGGTTTTCTGCTTATGGTGATATGGGCACAACGCCCACAGGTTCGACGGGGAATCATCATCAGGCTCACCGTTCTTCGCGCGAACCTTATGATCGACCTCATTGGCAGGATAGCCGCAAATATGCTTCGCCCCCGTATGCCAGTCGGTCACAATCCACTGGCATCGATGGTGGTCCCGCTCTAATATCCGCTTGCGGGTCCGCTCCCATCCGGGATTGAACCGTGCATCACGGTTGGAAGATGACCAAGCCATGATGACTCCTTATGTATATAAGGGGACGGAACCGGTGGGAGCGTGGCGAGCGAGCATTCCAACGGGGTTAATCCACATACAGGGGAGTTGGTCCACGAGTCACCGGTTCCTAGAGGCAATCCCGAGAATCGAACTCGAACCTGCGCCTTACGAGAGCGCCGCTCTTCCAATGAGCTAGAATGCCATGCCTCCCACTAGGGGACGCTATTCAGTTATTGCCGTACGGCATGGCGTGAAGCCGCCGCCGGCGACTGGCGATGACTGAGAAGCTGTCACCGCCAAGAGCTGCCTCTTCTCAAGGCATCGCATACCCGGGAAGAATCAACTTCCGTAACCGGTTTTGGAGACCGGTGCCTGAACCACTCGGCCACGGGCATTTGGGGTAGTCAATTGTTTAGGCTGGCTGACATACCTTGACCAGACAGCGGAGAGAATGGGAGTCGAACCCACACGCCCGTCAGGGCAGACTGTTTTCGGAACAGTTGCCGCCGCCAATCGGCTGGCCTCTCCAAATCTCGCAACGCATTGCACGATCAGTATGCAACGATCTCCGGGCGCTACCCGACATTCTCTGCAACCAAAGCCGCCTAGGTGCTCAGCCCCAGTTCTCTGCCAGATTCTTGAACTACATTGCGATTGTGGTGCCGGAGAGAATCGAACTCCCATCGCCAAAGGCGGCGGTGTTACAGACCGCGCGCACTCCACGTGCTCGACACCGTGGAAGCCATCCCAGACTCCCGCCCCCCCCGGTGAGGAAGGGGCACTTCTCAGCCGACATCAACCCACGCGAAGCGGGGAATCAGCACAATGCCGTGCGGAGATTCTGCACGACGCCGGTTCACGGGCGGTCAAACCCCAACCGACAGTCACGACCTTGACCGGCCTTACTGACCATCCTGCGGATGATGCAAGATTTGCACTTGCGAACCTTTTACGGTTTACGGCCTAGCAAGCCGCCGCATTCGTCTACTCTGCCAATCATCCCCGGCCACGCCCCCGGTCCAAGAAAACAACATCAACGCAAAAACGGAACTCCGAAGAACTCAACCTGTATGAATCCTCGTAAATTGTTTTTTGACGGTTTGGTTTTCAAAAAGGGCGTGGCCTAGTCGTGAGAGAGGGAATCGAACCCACAACGCACCGGGTTTGAGCCGGCGTCCTCTACCAATTGGGATATCTCACGCAGATACAAGAAAACCCCGCGACTGCGGGGCCTCGCCTTGTCAGGAATCTGAGCTTCGCTCCATTCCCCGACAATCCATCTACACGATAGTTTACTCACAACAAGCGTTGCAGCAAGCGTTGCAAGAGTATTTCCTACACCAATGAAACGCTAATTCAAAAAATGGCCCAACAGATCATTCACGAGCGAAACCATTGTCCGTGCGGCCCCCACGTCTTACCAGGGTGGGGCTCTCCCACCCCCCTGTGTTTGTGGTTGGTCGGGCGTGTCTGATTGCCGGGTGTGGTGTCGCGCGGGCATGCTGTGAGTCTGGGACGTGGTGCATGAGTGGCCGTGGCCGTCACTCTCTGCCTGACCACATGGTGTGTGGTCAGGCAACCCAACACTATGTGTGGTTTGTCGTTTTTTGTCGTGTTGCCGTGGTTTCGACACGCCGAGGGATGCTAGTGTTTCCAATGGTTTTAAACTTTCCGGATTATCCGGCTTGACATTCCCAATTGGGAATACCTATGATGGAGCCAACAAAACAAACGAACACTAAACAGAAACGAGGTAAACGAGATGAAGAAGCTAATCACGGTAGGCAAATGGACACTAAGCCAGACAGAAGATGGTCGCAAGGTGATTACGCACCAAGGCGTCTCGGCGGCCTTTATGGTCAGGCTCAACGGGACTGATTTAACAATCATCCCCCGAAACGTCAAGGCCATTGCCGGTGAATGCATAAGCGAATATCTCAGTGAGACTCAGGAAGTTGCGAACTTTGCACACGCGGTACGCGGATACTTCGCGGCTAGCTGAGAACACAGCGCGGCCATAGTGGCTGAGCTGGGGTGCAAGTCCCCAGTCGCGCACTTAGTTCCCACTGCCTAAACCTCATTGTGAGCAGAGGGTAATCAGGCGAACGTGATGATTGATAATTGAATAGTGTTGCCGAATGCCGGTTGCAGTCTGCATAGTGAGAGTGTGTCAAACAAGACTGCGTAAATGGGTTGCGCCTACCGACGTTTAGCCATGTGGCTAATGAGGATAAGAGAAGCAAGGTGAAGGCCTTGCGAGTAGTGCGCGGACCCCTGAAAGAATGGGGAGCGATGGCATCAGAAACCGCGTCTGCGATAGGTATAATTGGGCCCACTGGACTAGAGATAGCGAGGTGGGCAATGGTTGACAATTGTATTAGGGAGTACCGAGTCAAGCGTGGCTGGACTCAGCAACAGTTAGCCGACAAAGTAGACGGAGTTAATCAGCCGCGTATTGCCGCGTGGGAAACAGGTATTAGAGATTTTGGTGATACCTCTCTCAACGTCGCAATCAAGGTGGCTAACGCGCTCCGCCTATCTAACCCACGTCGCTTACTGGAGGCTCCAAGCGAGTCGAAAGAAAACACTAGCGAAAGCTAGGTGTGTGCCCTAATCAATTCTTCGCCTGACTGTGGGCCTTGTACACAGTCGGCCTAGCTCACTGGGTTTATCCCATAGTCTAGGCACTCATAGCGTGTCCCAAGGTGGACGGGATACGCTGGAACCTGTTATATCGAAAGGTGGTGAGCCGTGCCGGTTGGCGATATCGTCGTTGACCCGCGTATCCAGACTCGACATCCCGACGTGTCCGCTGATTCGGTGCGCGTGGCATGGTCGAACGTCGTGCGGTTTATGGCGCGTGAGGATACCGACCCGTTGCGTTATGTGGCGGTTGGATACGACGAGTACGGGCGTTTGCTGGAAATGGTGGCGGTACTAGATGAGTCGGATCGTTGGCATGTGTTCCATGCCATGCGTGCGACGCCGAAGGTGCTGCGGGAACTGAAACTTTTGTAAAGGAGGAAGTGTCATGTCTTTTGTTGCGAAGGGTGGCCGTGTGGTCACTGATGACATGTTGGACAAGTGGGCCGACGATGCGGATAACGGCGAGTTCGGCGGAAGGCCGGGTGCGGTGTATTCCGGGCCTGTCGTTCCTGTCGCTCAGGCGGATGCTGTCAGTCGGACGTTTTCGTTAAGCGCTGACATGTCGGCCATGTTGGATGCCGTCGCTAAACGTCGTGGCGTGTCCGCTGATGACATCATGCGGCACGCGCTGGTGCGTGAGTTCGCGTCAGTGTGAGCTGTTTGGCGTGCTGGTTTTCCGACACGCCGATTTGTTTAAACCAAAATGATACGTTATGCTATCAATTATCAAGCCCAATCGGGCAAGACAAAAGCAAGTTTGAGAACTTAACAGTGTTTCCCTACATGCAAATGATACATTTTGCTGTCATAATTGGTTTACCTACTACTAGAGAAAGCGGGTAAGCCTATGGGACTTAAGGAACTGCGCAAACAAGCCGACTTAACACAAGTTGAGCTAGCCAAGCGCACTGGAATAGCGCGAACAATCATCAGCAGTTATGAGACCGGGCGGCGAGACGTTCGGAACATGACTCTTGAAAACGCTTTGAAGATATCCAGTGCACTCAACTGCCAACCGAGCGACCTGATGCGTTAAAAGAATGCGGCTAAGTAGCGCCAACTACCTAGCCGCGTGCCTTAAGTTGAAAGTTCTCTAACCAATCAATCAAATCGAGGCTGTGCTATCTTAGCACGCCTCACATGGAAGTGAGGAACCATGCGTAAAATTCTGGCGGCTTCAGCCGCGTTAATCACACTTTTCACCCTGTCCGCTTGCGGTAGTGATACCGCGAACATCCCGCAATGTGAGAACGAAGACGGCTCGGGTCAAGCTGGACTCTGCTACTGGGATAGTGCTCGAATGGGCAACGGACGCGGTACCGGCCTGTACATCTACCAAGACGGCGTGCTAATCGGCGAACGCTACTAACTTTCAATCAGATTCATTCAGTCGCGCGGCTGTCTCCGCGCTTCATCAATTCAAGGGAGATTTACAATGTGTGTGGAACTTGTTTTTAGGATTAACGTTGACTGGCATAGGTCACGCATGTGGGGGAGTAACCCGCGTGCCGAAGTCTGGGCCAACCTCGCCGGTATTCGCGGCGACTACACTAACGGTACCGTGTCAGGCTGTGGATACGACAAGGAGAGTGCGGCAGTTGATTTAGCGTTGAAAGATAACCCGCTTATGCAGACACTCATGATGTGGCCGAAACTGAACGTGAACACCGGTTATAGTGGTCAGGTCACGCGCGTGGTCAACAAACTCGATTACGGGTATGAGCTGTGCTTTGGCGGCATGGGCATGAGTGAGTTTCTACAATTCATGCGCGGCAATGGTTTCGCCGTTGAGGAGATGCACGGCAATATGTTCGACGGGTACACGTTCCGGCGTGACATGCCCGAATCTTTCGTTAAGACAGTTTGACTGCGATAGCGCGGCGCATTAATCCGCGCTTCCCGCCCATTCGGGCAATTTCAATCAATCAAACCTATAGATCCTATATCACACTAATGGAGGTGTGCCATGCCTGAAGAAATACTGAATCCAAGCGACTTCCACGTTGGCTGGTCGGCCCAATCGTTGGCCGGCGACATCTACGTTATCGTCAAAGCCACTGACAAGACGGTGACGTTCGATAAATACGATACCGTCTGGCTTACCGTTCGGCGTGTCCGGCGTAAGCGTTTCGAGTGGATTGAAGGAGGCTACTTCAAGGACGGTGCATTCACGTTCTGGCCGAGTAATTTTTTCCCGCCTGAGAACGTCTGCAGCCGCAACGATTTCATCCAATCGCATGAGTTTAAGGCGGTGGCATGATGGCACGCTACTTCTACGCTTTCCGCTGGGCTTATGGTATCGGCGCGACATGGGATGACGGGTCATGGCCGGGTGGCCTCTACGTGTTTGATTCGAGGGCTGAGCGTGACGCTTGGGTTGCCGACGACGTGTTTGATGGCAATTGGCATTGTGAGGCCATTACGGCGAAAGAGGCGCGTCATATCATGGCCGATACTGTTATCGGTTTTGATAATGATATGGCCGCACGGTACGACGGTAGCCGGTCGGCTGTCGAACGGTACGCGCCTACCGCCGAATTGGTCAGGGCATGGCGGCGTATCGACATGCAACTTAACCCAGTTGCGTATATGGGTGAGTGATCGACCATGATTGACCATTACCGTTGCAAGTCGTTTCCCGTGGCTGTTGCCACTCAATCGCATTATGAGGCCAAAGGTTATCCCGTGGAGCTAGTCCCGTGGGGTAGGGGCTACATGGTGCGAGTCCATCGTTAATAAATCGTTGTGGGGCATGGCGTTGTGGCCGTGCCCCTCTTGTTTAAGGGAGATTCAAAATGTCCATTACCGTTAAAGATGTTGCCGACATGGTGGAACGTGTTGACGAAAAACTATCGCCATTGACGCGCTATGACGGTTTCCAACCCTATGAGGGCATCTATCGCCTTGGCGACTGGGGATATGTGACGGAAACCGAATATAACAAGGCTTTCGAGCATGAAGATGGTTGGGCGCAAGACGCTTACATTTTGGACGGTAACGGTGTGAGCCATACCCGCATTAGTCAGCTAATTAACGAAGACGATACCGGTAAGGCAATTTCCGATTACATCAATGAGCGTTTCAACAATGACCAAATGGACGACGTTTTCTACACCGAAGCCACCGAAGAGGGTGAATGCTGAGAGTCTTCTAGCCGCCTACTCATTCCAGAAAATCAATCAAAATCGAATCTTTACAAGTGAGGTAAACCAAAATGAAGAAGCTGACCAATGACCCGTCGCGTAACGTGAATGCCGTGAGCGGCATGTGGGTGCGGTTGCGCAAGGATGGCTCGAAATATGATGTTCGGTATGTGAACGCTCGGGTTAGACGAGTCTGGTCACTTTCCCAGACTTCGCAGGGCACGGCGTGGAATGTTCAGGCCAAGGGAGTCCAGTATGAGGACTTTTTGAATGGCATGAGGTCAAGCTCCGTTGACCTTGAGCATGGTTGGATGCTCATACCCGATTCCGAGCGTATGAAGACAGTGCCGGTGCCGGTACCTACCGGAATGGACGCTAAAACGGTTGGCGGCATTGTCGCGCACCCATCGATCGATGCAAACTGGAAGTGTGAGGAGGAACGCTTCACGAGCAATGTTCAGTGGCCGGTGCCTATGCCCGAGGACGCGATATTGGAAGACGAGTTCATGGATGATGAACCCGCGCCGGATACACAGGAGATTCCCGAAGTGCCGCCGAAGGTGAACAGTTTCGCCGTCTCCTATTGTACGATGCCTGACCTGATGATGGCTAAGGAATGCCCCGGATTGCAAGGTTTGGGCCCTATCCGTCACTTCCGTACCAGCAAGGGCCGCAAGGTGGCCTACGTTGCTTCGGCCAATGGCAGGTGCGTTGTCGCCTACCGTGCCCGTTATGAGCGTGGCAGTGACAGGCAGTTGGAAAAGGCGGTGGCCGATTACGTGGCTACCGTCCGCGACAAGTGGGTTAAGGCGGCGTGACATGAGCGAGATTCGGGAGAAAGCCGTACGCCTGTTGTTGCAGGCGGCTTACGAGATGGCCGCCGATAACGCGGATAGCGTGGCGGATATCTTCGACTGCCAGCATGGTTTTATCGATGATTTACGCCGTCGTGCCATGCTGAAGCTGGACAAGCCATACACCGCGCCGGACTTCGATACTGCGGAACAGCAGATAGCCGAAACCGGTTTGTCGTTGGACATGCTCGACAAGAGGGCGCGTGAGGCGTTCTCACAGAAGTATTCCACCACGTATGACCGGTATGAGTGCGCTATCGGCTGGTGCATCGACGACATGCTGGGGTGGGAATGATGGAAGTCAAGATACCCACTAGCAAGATTCGTGAGGTTCTGGAGTCCTCTGGCTATGCGTATACGCCGGATAATATCGCGGCGGTACGCGCAAACATTCCACTCCATACGTCTGACCTGATTCTGGCGGCATTGAACGCCACCGATTTACCCGACAAGCGGTTTGCTTTGCCGCTGTTCTAAGTTCTTGCCGCCTGGCGTTTTCCTCACTTCCGCTGGACTGCATTCCATTCTTTTAACCCAATATGGTATATGATTGATACCATCTGTTAACCGTTAAGGAGGTTGTTATGGGTAAGCTGGTCGCCAATGTCGATGATGATGTCAAGGCGCGTGCCGCCGCGCTCTACGATTCCATGGGCATGAGCCTGAGCACCGCCGTCAACATGTTCCTACGCCAGTCTCTGGTGGACAACGGGTTGCCGTTCAGGCCGACGCGACACACGCCGGACGGTTATCCGGTGCCGCCTGTTCACAATGCATACATGTTCGAGCGTTCGGAGAAGGGCCATGTGATACTGCCCGCCGATTGGGATGATTCGGAGGATGATGTCTATGACCAGTACGCCAAGTGAACCGCGCCTGTATGACGTGTGGCTGATGTGGGTCGAGTTTCCCGACCATCCCGGTATCGGGAAGCCGCGTCCGGTGGTTATCACCGAGGTTGACGGCGATCTGGTGTCGGGTATCGTGGCGAAGATAACCGGCAACACTGATTGGGATGAGGCCGGTGACGTGCCGCTGCTCGACTGGAAGGCCGAGGGGCTGTTGAAGCCGTCGCTCGTGCGCTGTTCGCAACGCTTCTACTTCAACAGGAGCGAACTGCTGCAATGGTTCGGACGACTCTCGTTGAGGGACGCGGAGCATGTTAACGACGGGTTGAAAGCCACATTGGACATTCCACCATACAGGCGGAGCGTATAGCCGTTATCGTTTTCGTGGCCTCATGGACTTGTTCTATGGGGTTATTCTTGTAGAAACCATCATTTAGAACCGCATCATAGGGCTTTCTATGGTGCGGTTTTCACATAAATCAGCATTTAGACGGGACTTTAGAGCTGTCTATTGTCCCGTTAATCGTTTTACCGGACAATAACAAGGGAGTTTCCATCATGGATGAAGAAACCGAAGTCTACACGATTTACCAGCGCGTGACGCAGATCGAGAAGCGTCACGTCACCGCGCCGAAAGGCTTGACGTTCAACCAGTTGAGCGACTGGGTTGACGAAAACGGCGTTGGAGACCTGTTGGACATTGACGAACTGGACAACGATATGGTCAGCGCCGATTACGAGGACGGCTCTCATGTCAAGAGAAAGTGGGCGAATTGATTACCGCAATCTACCGTTATGAGCGTTTCGACCCCGCCGTCAACAAGGAGTTGTGGCGACGCATACCCGGCTGGAAACTACGTTTCACGTGGCTGAAAGCATGGCTGGAACACGATAAGGCGGCTCGAATCGGCTATAAAGCGTGGTTGTACGCGCGTGTTTCGAGTGGCGGCGAATGGCTGACCGGCGACATGCTGGACTGGAATCAGGAGATTGTCAAATGAACGATTATTACAAGTTCCTCGGCTACACGGCCGATTATCGAGCGCGTTACGAGCGTATGACGTGGTGGAAGCTGCGCCGGCAATGGTTCAAGGATGTTATCGACGCGGTGAAACGGAAACTGACCCGTCGAGACGATACTAATCTTCGTGCCGTTCTCGACTACAAGGAATGGCGAAGCAATCAGGATTTTGAGAACGGCTACTGGTTCAACGGAAACGAGGTAATCAAATGAGTGAAACGAATGACCCGGCATTAGACCATGCCATGAACTCGTTACGTCGGTGGCAGCACGCGAAACGTATGGAGAACGCGCTACGCGAAGTCTTGAAATATTACGACGAAGCTGGGGAGGCCGGCGAAAACTATGAGCTTGACCCGGATAATCTCGCCAAGTTCGCCGCCGACCTATGCAAGGAATACGAAGGATAGTGTATGGTCAACCCATGCTTCATACTAAGATTTGCGGAATCTTAGTATGAACAATTCAAGAAATGTGTATAGTTAGTGACATGAGAAAAGAAATGTTTGCACCTGACGCGCCAGGCGAGCTGCGTAGACTATCGGGCGAGTACGCCACAAGATACGGTCTGATGCAATACGATACGTATTCGTTCGTACCGAACCCGCTTGGCGATTATCCTGCGCTTTCTCCACGTGTCATGGGCGTGGTGTCTCGAGCCTCGATGGCATTGGCGAGACTGAGCGAACTGGGGGAGGATCTACCAAACCCGGATATGCTGCGCCGTCCGACCATGCGACGCGAAGCGCAGAGCACAAGCGCTCTGGAGGGCACGTTCGAGCCGTTGGAAACCGTTCTCGCACAGGATTACGAGGTGGGTGAGGACAAAAGCGGTTTGAGCGAGTCCATGCGCGAGGTATTGAACTATCTCGATGCGGCTGAATGCGGCATAGGTCAGATTCAGGCCGGGCACCCCATAAGCCTGTCCCTCATACGCGAATTGCAGCAGCTTCTCGTAAAGGGCACGAAGTCCGACAATCCGCAGGCCGGGGACATACGGTCAACCCAGGTGTTCATCGGCTCGCCCACGCGGCGTATCGAGGATGCGCGTTTCGTTCCCATGCCGCCCGGGCAGGACTTGGACATAGCGGTTCGGTCGCTTGTTGACTGGTGGCGGTCCCGCAATGAGCCGGGGCTGGCTGTGCTGGATATGGCGATGTTCCACTACCAGTTCGAGACGATGCACCCGTTCACTGACGGCAATGGAAGAATCGGTAGGTTGCTGGTGCTGTTGCAGATGATGAGCCGTGGATTACTGAGCCAGCCATTGCTGTCGGTGTCACCGTGGTTCGAGCGTCGTCGTCCTGAATATCAGGATAGGCTGCTTGGCGTTTCCACGAAAGGTGATTGGGAGAACTGGATACTGTTCTTCTGCCAAGGTGTCGAGGAATCCTGCGAGGACGCCTTGCTGCGCGTCAAACGTCTGGTCAACGTTCGGCAGAAGTATCGGAGTCTTCTGGACGCGCACAATTACAGTGGATTGTCCGTGCAGACGGCGATGTACCTTATCGGACAGCCTACCGTGACGACACGTGCGCTGAGGAGGAGGTTCGGCAAGAGCCCGTCAGCGGTGCAGCACGCGCTTTCGCGTCTGGTGTCCGTGGGCGTACTGCGTGTGTACCCGTCTGGAAGAGGCAACCTGTATTTTGCGCCGGACGTGCATGAGGTGCTTTCCGCGCCGCTTGGCTCGGAAATCGACGTGTCGGCTCCGCTGATGTGTGAGCGAAGCGAATAAAACCATAAATGTGGGCCCGATTATACGAAAACATGCTTTTCATTCACTGAAACCCGTGAAGATCAATAAAAAATAGATTTTCACGGGTTTCAAGCTATGATAGGCGTGTTAAAAGCCGTCACTGCCTCTCATGGAAGCACACTAGGACGGCATTCCTATCACAGCAGGTAGTGGCGGTGGAAATGCGCTACGAATACGTAAAACTCCGCCCATGCCTCTATAGTGGTCATGTATCCCCGAAGCCATGCGTCCCTCAGTGCGCGATAGAAACGCTGAACGATTTTACCGTCCACGCCTTTTGCGTAACGTGTGATGAACCTACGGCACGCATGGTTGATAATCAGAATCAGTTTCGGCGTGAACCATATAGGCCACTGGTTGAAATCAGGCAAATCGCCTAATGAGCCAGCCGTAAAAATGGTTCCCTTAGTCATGCTGTTCATTGTTTCCTCGGTCAATGTTTCCTCCGATTCTCGATAATAGCGACGGCTCCCAATAGGAGCATGAACAAGATGATTGGCACTGGTTCCACTAGTGGAGCCTCCGCATCCAGTACAGGGTGTCCGCCCTGCGCTCCAAGTCGGGCAGGCCATAAGCGGCACGATATGCTTGTTTGGTGAGGCAGCAGCTTGCGCGGGCACGTCTCATACCCCAGTTCGACTCCGTCAAATACTGGGAGACGGTCAGCATGTGCCATTTCATGTAGCTGAGATACGCCTTGCAGCAACCGATCATGCCTTGTTGGAGCCTGACGCTACTGCAGAACAGGTCAGGCTGGTAGTACATGATCTTGCCCAGTTCCGTCAGCTTGTTGTTTACGATCCTGAGCTGGCTGGGTAGAGTCATCGGTTGGCTCATGAGTCCGCCACGGTGATTACGTGATTGTCGTTGAGTTTGAGATCAATACCGCCGACGGTGACGCGAATCTCTCCGGTGGGAATGGTCATATATTCACGGGTTATGATTCTGCTCCCTGGCTTTTGATACTCATTGAACGTGCATTCCGTTCGCATGTCGATTTCAATGTGTTCGATCATGCCCCTGATGACGCTTTTGCCGACCTGTATGATGACTTTTCTTCCCAGCATGCGAGGTGACAGGTCTGCTGCCTGAATGGTCTTCATAGTTCCCCCTTGGCTTTGCGCATGTAATATTCCTCAGCGGTCAACACTTCAGACACATGCATGCCGTCCACCATTTCATGCCACGTCAGCCACGGGGAGAAAGCAATAATGCCCCACATGACTGTTTGCCATGCCCTGAGGTCACTGGGCTTATCCCACGAGTCCTTAATCGAGTCGAATTGGCGGCGAATGCACATATACCAGCCGTTCAATTCCCCCGCATGAACACGCAGCCAGTATTCCCCCGGTGCCTTCGGCTCCACGATGTTTGGACGCGGCTTCTTTGGTGCGGGACGGGTCGCGTACGCGAAATTGTCGTGAGTGACAACAATGGCTACATCTACTGGTGAATTGTTTTTGGACCTCGTAATCACGTAGGTTTCTGCGCCAGATTTACGATGGTCAACGCTGGCTGCGTCCAAAAACCAGCCCTTAAACACATACGTGTTCGTGCTGCCTTTGACGTGAATCAGATCACCGGGCTTCAGGTCATCCCATGCGACGCGAATCTTCTTGCTCACCTGTGGTCCTCCTTGCCGATATCGCTGAATCGTGTGTAAAGCCGGTCGTTCACGACGTACGTGTTGTAATCATCCTGTTGGATGTACCACCAGCGGTTTTGATGGCCGGCCTTCAGATACTCCTCGCACGTGTGGTCGATGGTGTTGTCGGGGTTGACCTTCTGCCTGAACGACAGTTCATCGACTACGTGGTTGCCGGCCACGAGATCGGCTATCCGGTCGATACGCTCCGGCGTGAAATCGGGGGTGACCACGTACACGACACGCACCTTCTGACGGTCGAACCATTTGCGGGGCAATGCCAACGCCACGTCATCGGACAAGCTCGTGGGCCGCATGTGATACACCACGCGGCTGAACCTGATCTGCTGCATGACCTGAGCCACGTTGCGTCCGCATTGGAAGTAGCTGGTGTGCATCTCGGTTTCCGTGAGCCAGTCTCCGGCCCTGTGTATCGCCTCCCGGTAGAAGGCGACACGTTTCGACGCTTCCGGCTCGCGCATGGGGAACAGGGGGTCTCCGCCGCCGCTGAAGCTCAGGAACCTCATGGGGTGGCGTTCGCTTTCACGGCTGATGGTCCGCAGCGTGGCCTGCATGTCCGTCACCGGCACGTTCAATCCGGTTTCCCTGACGATGCAGTAAGGGCATGTCCAATGACAGCCGAAATTCGTGATAACCGAATAATGTCCGTTCATTGTGTTTCTCCGATCAGTTGTTCCATTTCACTCACGTTGTCCTGCTTGCGTTTCAACGCCACGCAACGACGTATCCACTCGCGTTTGCGCTTATAGACGTTTGTTATCTCCACATTGCTCAACAGTTCGTTGCATGAGCAGACAAGCTGGGGAATATCCGACTCCGAGTCCGTTTGCACGACGGGTTTCTCCCCGCAGACAGGGCATTCGGGAACCGGCTCGTCAACCACTGCCTTCAACCGTCTGCAACCGGTATTCCACTTCTGAACACTCTCGTCTTCAAAAAACGAGGCGAACGAAAGGATGCTTTCGACGTGATCGCACCATTCCAAGAGCTGCCACGAGTCTTTTTCCAGCCAGTAGTCGCGGTAGTTGCGGGTGACGCACACATGCTTCAGTTTGGGTACGAGTCCGCAGATGGGGCATGGTTCCACTACCGGTGGTTCAGGTTCCGGTTTTTCGACCGGTTCCGGCTCCTCCAAGTGCAACAGTCGTTTCAGCCGGTTCACATGCCCCTCGATTCCATCGACTCGTTGAACGCCTTCTGAAACGCTTCAACACCGGCTCCAACGGCCTTTTCGACGGAACCGTCGGGCGGCGGCATCACGGTCGCGTGCGCGCATGGTCGCATGTCGTCACCTATAAACACGCTGCCCGGTTCCAGTTCGCCCACCACCGGGACTTCCACGGTGAACGTGGCTAGTTGAAGCGCCTTGGAATACAAGCCCAATACCACTTCCGTGGTGCCAAGATTGATGCTCATTGAGTAATCTCCCTGTGTCCGAGGAACTTGTTGACGAAGAACGTCTGACCTTTGCCCGTGACTTTCGGTGTCTTGTTGATGGTCGTGTGACCGTCCGAGTGAACCACGGTGGTTTCCTTGATCTCGAACAATCCCAATTCCATAGATTTCTGCGTGGGCATGTTGCGAGAGCTGCCGGTTTTCATCAGCCATCCGTTGTCCCTCAGCCACGCGAACAAGCGCGTGCCGCCAATATCCACGCCATTGCCTTTCAGGACTTTCGCCAAGTCGCCCACAAGGATGCTGGTCTTCGAGGTTTCCACAGCGTCAGCGAACAATGCCTTGGGACGCATCCGTTCGACCTGTGCTTGGGCCTTCTCCTTTTCCGCCCGCTCCTGTTTGATTTGTGTGGCAAGTCGGATAAGGAAGTCGGGTTCGGTGACTGCCTTTTCCAAAGTCGATTCGGTCATGTACGCGCCATGTTTGCGAATCGATGGCAGCACCTCATGCGTCACCCAGCGTTTGAACTCGCGGGCTTCGGGCTTGCGGCTGCGTAACACGAGGGAGTACAAGCCGGACTCGGACACGAAAACGGGTGCCTTGCCGCCGTTCTGGGCAATGTCCGTAGTACGGATATTGGTGATTTCATCGGCATCGAGGTATTCCCGAATATGGTTGGTGGC